TCGAATCCCATCAATCCGCTAGCGCCAGATTTGCACGAATCTTAATTCAGTAGCTATATTCTCAGGGTGAGACTGACTTAAGTCAAAAATGCGGCATTGTACGCCAAGGATCTATGATTCGCCACTAATCGCCCCTAACAACCCTTAAGTGCCCTTAAGAATCGGCAACTACACGGCAATAACCTCTGATGTGTACAAGGATCTAGAGCTTTCGGCTGCCAGAGTTTCCCAGTTGAAACGCGAGGGCCGCTTCGATGGAGCATGGGTCAAGGAGAACGGAGTCCTTCTATGGGATCTAGAGATTGCCAGGGAGTGCTACGAAAACGGCTGGAACCAGCGACTGAAGGAGGAGAAGAGCCCTACGCGCAAGAAGACCAAGGACCTTGAGATACCAGCTTTTAATGACAGCAGGGCCAAGTCAGAGCACTTCAGATCAGAGCTGGCGAGGTTGGATCTTGAAACCAAGGAGGAGCAACTGGTTGAGGCTTCTCGTGTGGAGCTTGAGGCTTTCAGTGCTGCTCGTGCTGTACGGGATGCTTTGGGTAATATTCCTGATCGTCTCAGCAACCAACTGGCTGCGGAGACGGATTCAGTTGTGATCCATCAACTACTGACGAAAGAAATCCGCCGTGCGCTGGAGACTTTGACAGATGCGTGATGGTGCCGCGATTTACCGCAAAGCCTTTACGGAAGGCTTGAAGCCAGACGCTGACCTGACGGTGAGCGAATGGTCTGATGCTTACAGGATGCTGAGCAACAAGGCAAGTGCTGAGCCAGGGCCATGGCGCACTGACCGAACGCCGTACCTGAAGGAGATTATGGATGCGATGTCCGCCAACTCGGCGGTGCAGCGTGTGGTGTTTATGGCTGGTGCGCAGCTTGGCAAGACCGAGGCGATCAACAACATTGTTGGATACATGATCGCCCATGCACCGGGGCCAGCCCTGTTTGTGCAACCGACGATTGAGATGGCTAAGCGTCTCAGTAAGCAGCGGCTGGACTCATTGATCTATGAGACACCAGCCTTGTCTGGGTTGGTGGCACCACCAAGGAGCAGGGACGGTGACAACACGATGTTTAGCAAGTCCTTCCCTGGCGGGATCTTGCTGTTAACGGGGGCCAATTCTGCAACTGGCTTGCGATCTGCACCTTGCCGTTGGGTGCTGCTGGATGAGGTGGATGCGTTCCCAAGCGATGTTGATGGTGAGGGTGACCCATGCGCGTTGGCGGAGCGCAGGGCATCAACATTTTCAAGGCGCAAGATCATTTTGACCTCAACGCCAACGATCAAGGACATGAGCCGGATCGAGACGGAGTATGAGGCATCGGACCAGCGGCGATATTTTGTGCCGTGTCCGCACTGCGGGCATATGCAGTGGTTGCAGTGGAAGAATTTGCAATGGCGTGAGGGCGACCCACGCACGGCGGCTTATGTGTGTGAGGAGTGTGGGGCGCACATCCCAGAGCACTTCAAGAGCGAGATGCTGCGTAAGGGTGAGTGGCGAGCGCAAGCGGTGAGTCAAGACCACCGAACGATTGGTTTCCACCTGTCATCGCTGTATTCACCTGTTGGGTGGAAGAGCTGGGAGGAGATCGTGACTGAGTTTTTGCGAGCGAAAAACGATGCGCCGCTGCTGAAGACTTGGGTCAATACGGTGCTGGGCGAGACTTGGGAAGAGGAGATCGGAGCAAAGCTGGGGGCGGAGAGTCTGGCTGAACGTGCGGAGTTTTACACCGCTGGGGAAGTACCAGATGGTGCGTCGATTTTGACTGCGGGGGTAGACGTGCAGGACAACCGGGTGGCTATAGGGCTCTACGCATGGGGCACGGGGGAGGAGTGCTGGCTGGTAGGCCACACCGAGATTTATGGCGATCCAGCCGGTCAGAAGTTGTGGGATCAAGTAGACGACCTCTTGCTTAGGGACTACCCACACGCAAATGGCGGTCGGGTAAAGGTGTCAGCGATAGGGGTGGATTCTGGCGGGCACTTCACAAGTGAGGTGTATGCGTATGCCAGGAGTCGAAAGGGAAAGGCTGTATTTGCGTTGAAGGGGTCATCAATCAGGAACAAGCCACCGATTGGGAAGCCTTCTAAGGTTGATATTAACTACAAGGGCCAAGTCCTCAAGAATTCAGCGGAGGTGTTCTCTATCGGCACCGACACGATCAAGTCAACGCTGTTCGGGCGGTTGAAGCACAACGAGCCTGGAGCAGGGTTCATCCATTTTTACGCGGAAGCTGGGCAGGAGTATTTCAGGCAGTTAACGGCTGAGCGGCAGGTGGTGCGGTATGTGAAGGGCTTTGCGGTGCGGGAGTGGAAGAAGAAGGCGGGTGACCGCAACGAGGCGCTTGACTGCTTTGTGTATAGCTACGCAGCTTTACACTTCTTATACATGCGGTTCAACCGCAACACTATTTTCGAGCAGTTTGAGAAAGGGCGCGGAGACGGCAAGCAAAAGCCAGCCGAGAAGCCAGTAGAATCAGGGTATCGGCCTCCGCAGCGTAGACTGCAAAGGCAGCCTCAATCCTTTGTGACAAGCTGGTGAGCATCTTCGTCCCAGACTTAATTTACGCAGGCGACACACTCGTGTTCGACGTGCCTGATTTTAAGGATGCGATTGGCAACAGCATCTCTAGCAGCACTTTCACACTGACGTGGTACGCAAGATTTAACCACACGCATGAGGGCGCAACTGTTGTTGGGACAGCCCAAGGTGGTGGTTGGCGGGTCAGTGTTCCGGCAGCAACTACGGCCACTTTTGATGCAGGGGTATGGACCTGGCAGGCAATCGCTACTAGTGGTGCGCTGACGCATACGGCTGGGCGCGGGCAATACACGGTTAAAACAACAGCGGCATATACGGGGCAGCCTGCCGCCTATGACGACAGATCTCGCGCTGAGATTGACCTGTCTCACGTTGAGACTGCTATCCGCACCTTGGCGCAGGGCGGGATGGTGCAGGAGTACAGCATTGGCAGCCGCAACCTAAAGCGGTTCAGGATGGCAGAGTTATTGCAGCTCAGGGATGAGCTTAAAAATGAGATTGCCATGGAGCGCAAGCGGGAGAGAATACGTCAAGGTCTTGGCAATCCCGGCCTAGCAAAAGTGAGGTTCACCTAATGGCGATCTTTGGTATTGGGCGCAAAAGCGGTCTACAGCGTGAGCTTGAGGATGCCAAGCAAAAAAATGCGTACCTGAAGCGGGCGTATGCGGCTGCACAAAACAACCGCCTTACATCTGACTGGATCAGTCAAGCCACGTCAGCAGATAGCGAGATAAGGGGCAGCTTGCGGACGCTGCGCAATAGGGCGCGGCAACTGGTACGCGATTCTGATTTTGCCAAGGCTGCCTTGCGGGCAGTCAGAAACAATGTTGTCGGCACAGGCATCAAGCTGCAAGCGCAGGTGCGGATGCAACGTGGCGGGCGCCTGTCAGAGGAGGTCAACAAAAGAATCGAGGAGGAGTTCAAGGCATGGTCTGTCGCCAAGATCTGCAACACCGCTGGCAAGCTGAGCTTCCAAGACATCCAGCGGCTGTCGATCACGTCAATGCTGGAATCTGGCGAGGTGTTCATCCGCTTTGTTAAGCAGCCATTTGGCGGTGGCAGGGTGCCATTGGCCTTGGAGGTGATCGAGTCAGATCTGCTGGATGATGACTACAGCGGCATTGCTGAGAATGGCAACCAGATCCGCATGGGCGTTGAGATCAATGAGTGGGGGCGCCCTGTCGCGTATCACTTCTGGGATTATCACCCTGGCGATTACCAGTTCAGCTATGCGCAGGTAGCAGCAAAACGGCGGGTGCGCATCCCAGCCGAGGACGTGCTTCACCTGTATTTGATTGAGCGCCCCGGTCAGAGCAGAGGTGTCAGTGCATTTGCATCAGCAATCATGCGACTGCGCAACCTGAGCGGGTATGAGGAAGCTGAGATTGTGGCTGCTCGTGCCAGCAGCGCAATGATGGCATTTGTGAAGACACCTGATCAGGAGCTGTTTGAGGACGGCACTTTCCAAGAAGATTCGGTGCTGGACTTCTCGCCAGGCAGCATCAGAAGGCTGGCACCAGGGGAGGAGATGCAATTCTTTACGCCAAGCCGTCCCGACGATGCCTTTACGCCGTTTGTGCAGCAGATGCTGCGGGCGGTGGCATCTGGCGTTGGTTGCTCCTACACCCAGGTATCAAGCGACTTCTCGCAAAGCAATTACAGCTCGTCTCGCCTTGAGTTGCTTGAGACTCGGGCGCACTACAAGACATTGCAGCAGTACATGATCACTGCCTTATGCCGCGAGGTGTATGGGAAGTGGCTTGAGATGGCAGTGATGGCAGGCGTCCTAGATCTGCCGGGCTATGACAGCAGCCCTGCTAGGTACATCGAAAGCAACTGGATGGCACCTGCCTCTCAGTTTGTCGATCCACAGAAAGAAGCAGCGGCATATAGGGATTTGATCCGCAGCGGGATCATGACGCTTTCACAAGTGATTGCCTTGCATGGCGGT